CCCCGAAAGCACTGGAAAGCAGTACTTTCGGGGCTTTTGAGCAGTTGGTAAGGATGAGGTCGGCGGTTCGAATCCGCCCAGCAGCTCCAACAAAAAGCACTCAAACTTAACGGTTTGGGTGTTTTTTGATTTACTTATCGAAACTTTTACGGCCTATTCGTGAATTTGACGAAATGTGCCCACACGGAGAAACCGACACAGAAACCGACACCACCAAGAAAAATGAGCCGGACGGGGTTTATCCCTGCCCGGCTTTCTTTATTGCCTCGCGGAAGATTTTGGCGGCGTCGCTGATGCTCTCATCGGTGGCGTGGGTATACATCCGCAGCGTAACGGCCTTATCACTGTGGCCCAGAGCCTCCGAAACACTGGCAACGTCGGCGCCGCTGGTGATAGCCACGCTTGCGAAGGTGTGGCGGAGCTTGTGGGGGTGAAGGCCTGGGACGCCGCAGCGCTCCGAAAATTTCTGCAAATACCTGGTGGGGCTCTGTGGGTGCATCGGCTCCGGGCTGTCCTCACGGGTGAAGACATAGGAGCTGATGGCCTTTTTGGCCTGTTCAGCCCGGAGCTGGCGCAGCAGCGACACGGTATCATCCCCGACGTATACCGTGCGGGGCTTGCCGTTCTTCGGCGTGTCAAGGTATACGCCCTTTTTGGGGGTGTAGCAGAGATTTCCGGCTATGGTGATGGCGCCGGTCTTGAAGTCCACACACTCCCATTTGATGGCGCAGCACTCGCCGCGGCGGACTCCGGTATCAGTCAGCACATGAACCAGCGCTTGCCACTTCAAAGGCTCCTTCTCCAGTGCGGTGAGAATCTTCCGCACCTCCTCCGCAGTATAGGCCTCCGGCTCCGTGGATTTGATTTCATCCTTCCGGGGCTTTGGCCGCTCCACCTTGTCCATCGGATTGCGGTCTATCATGTCTCCCAGGTATGCCATTTTGAAAAGCCCCTGGAGGATGGTGTAGACCTTAACGACGGTTGCGTGGGCCTTGCCTTCTGCCTGGATGGAAAGCAGCAGGGCGGTGATCTGCGCGGGTGTGATCTCCGGGAGCTTCAGCTCGCCGAGGGTGGGATAGATTTTCTTATCCAGGTAGCCTTGATAGTTGGAACGGCTGTTCTCGCTCATCGTGACGGACTTTGAGGGCATGAACACACGTTCCCCATACTGCTTGAGGGTAAGGATTCTGGCGGCCTCTGCGGCCTCCTGAGCGGCTTTCTCGCGGGCCTCTGCCCTGCTGATGACTTCCCCGGCGTCAGACTGCCGCTCAAATTCTGCGGCCACGGCAGCCAGTTCCCGGTCTATGGCCTTCTGGCTCCACCCTTCCGGCACATACCACCGGCGGGTCAGGCGGGACTTTCCCCGGCCACGGCTTACGCTGATCTCATAAAAGACACGCCCATCCTTCGTTTCTTTCCTTCTGGTTGATGGCATCTATATCACCTCCACGCCCTGGGCTCAAGCCTGGGGCGTTATTTGTCAATAAAACGTGCGAGTTCTGTATCAATCGCATTTCTAATAGCTTTTTTCCCTGCTTCATCAAGTTGCTCATAGTCCAGCGCTATCTTCAAGGCATCAAATGATACCGGAATATTATAATTCGATGGCTTATCTGAAGAATTACCGATTGGGCGAAGCATCGCCTTTGGTGGCTTTGGGTCAGCATCGACAATGGAACTCTCTAAAATCTTGCGCACGGCGTTTTGCATGCCATGGGTAGAGATTTGTGTTTTGGTAAGTTCGTTTATAGGAACGGCAAAATAGTCTGCGAGTTTTTGAAGCGTTTCGTATCTGGGAGTTGTTCCCTGCTGCTTCCACATGGAAACAGTTGATTGTCTGATACCTATATCACGGGCAACTTGTGTTGGAGTGACGCCAGCATTTTTGCACAAATCAATAAATTTGTCATAAAACACAAAAATACCTCCCTCTATTCGTGATATTAACAAAAACCAGAAAACTGGTTGACAAGCACCAGAAAACTGGTATATGATACAAACCAGATTTCTGGTACAAATAGATTACCACAACATACAAGGAGGTGCAAGAAAATGTTGAAGATTAGTATTGCCAAAATGTCCGTTGCGATGGTAAACGCCGGTATTGACTCTTCGAAGAGGCTGGCCGAAGTGTCTGGCGTTTCGGTCAACACCATTTCCAGGCTGCGCAACGGCGGCAGCGTCAAGCTCCCCACGCTTCGGAGGCTGGCGGAAGCCATGGGCGTATCTCCCGCAGACCTAATCGAATGACGCCAGACAATAAACGAGAGGAGGCGCGAGAAATGACGCCATTCCAGAAAATCCCGGAGGCATGTAAAACCACTGGACTGAGCCAGTATTATTTGCGGAAGGGCTGCAAGGATGGAAGCATCCCGCACGTCAAGAGCGGCCCGACGTACTACATCAATGTGCCGGAGTTGCTGGAGAAACTGAAAGCAGGAGGCACCGGCATATGACATTGCAGGAGTTTCTGTCACACCTCCAGGGCGTGAAAGGAAGCGGTACCCAGTATTCCGCCTGCTGCCCCGCCCATGGGGATACCCACCAAAGCCTGTCTGTGTCCGTCGGCAAGGATGGCCGTGTGCTGCTGAAATGCCACGCTGGATGCTCCACAGAGGATATTGTGTGGGCCATGGGCCTCCAGATGAAGGACCTCTTCGTGGATATTACCCCGGAGCAGGCATTCCAGAAGCAGGGCAAGCCGCAGGTGGTAGCTACATACCAATATGTCGATTCTGCAGGCCAGACGATTGCGCAGAAGCTGCGTCGGGCTGACAAGTCCTTTATGTGGCGTCACCCTGATGGAGCCGGCGGCTGGGCCTATAACCGCAAAGGCGTTCCATTCCGCCTTTATACAGCAGGTGCTACGGAGCTCCCCGGGAGCGTCTTTGTGGTAGAGGGGGAAAAGGATGTCGACACGCTCCATAGCCTGCGCAAGGCGGCGGTATCCGGCATGGACGGCGCCGGACACGGGAAATGGAAAACGGAATACACGGAGCAGCTGCGCGGAAAGAAGGTGTTCATCGTCCCAGATAACGATGATGTGGGCCGGGAGTATGCGGAGGAAGTGGCTGCGGCTCTGAACGGCGCCGCGGCGGAGGTACGCATGGTGGATTTGTCCACGGTCTGGCCTGAAATCCCGAAGCACGGAGACACAACCGACCTGATGGACGCCTTCGGTCCGGAAGACGGCATGATGCGCTTCCTTCAGGCGGCAGAAGCAGCCAAGAAGTGGAACCCTGTAGATACTCCGGGTATCAAGCTCCAGCTGGTGAAGGCTTCGGAGATTCCTTATGAGCCTCCGAGGTGGGCCATAGCGCCATACTTCCAGAGAGGAAAGGGTACCCTGATTCAGGGAGACAACGGCAGCGGAAAAACCGCTTTTATGTGTGCAATCGCTGCCCACATGACTACGGGCAAGGATTTGCTTGGAATCAGCATTGAATCACCGGGAGACGTGCTGATTTTATCTGTCGAGGATGATCTACCCGTCCTGCGTGGCCGAATTGAGGCTAACGGAGGTGATTTGGACAAGTGCCACTTCATCACCAACGCCGCAGGCCTGACTTTCAACAGCCCGGAAGTGGAGGCGGCAATCAAGCAGGTAAATGCGAAAATGGTCATCTTTGACCCGTTTCAAGCGTTCCTCGGAGCCGGAGTTGATATGTTCCGCTCCAATGAGACCCGCCCGGAGATGGCGAAACTGTTCGAGATGTGCGAGCGAAACGACTGCGCCTGCGCTATTATTGCCCACATGGGAAAGAGCGGCGGGGACAAGTCCCCGGTCAATCGTTCTCTCGGCAGCGTTGACATCCCGGCGGCAATGCGGAGTATTTTGCAGCTCACCCGAAACCCTGACAACGAGGATGAGTGTGTCATGGTCCACGTGAAATGCTCAAATGCACCGAGAGGCCGCAGTATCGCCTATACAATTGGAGACCGAGGCGGCATCAACCTGGTGGGCTTCAGCCCCATGACAGTAGATGACCTCACTGTTATTACCAAGCGCAAGGAAAAGGGCGTGCCCTATGAGCGGGAGCCTCTTGTGCAGGTGTTCAACCAGCTTGTGACCGACAGGCCAGGCGGCGGTTTCTGGAGCTATGAGGACGTGAAGAGCATCGGTGCAAAGCTGCTCGGGTTCCCTCCGTTCTACTCCACAGCAGACTTGAAGCAGAAACTGAACAGCTCCTTTTGCCGGGAACTGCAAGAAAAAGACGGCCTGATTGTGACATGCGGCGCGAAGGGTAAGGGGAATGCCCGTGGAATCAAAATCGAGCAGTATCAAGTCCCCCAGGGATACCAGACAAAAATCACCAACGAATAAGCCTCGCGCGCGTATACAAAAAAAGATATATATTTTTTAACCTAAATTAACCCATGTTAACCCAAATTCACTTTGTTAGTTAATTCGGGTTAACAAAGTTAATGGTTTTTCACTATACGCGCGCGAGGGACTTCTTGAAAGGAGATTGACATGAACAAAACCATGAGCGCCGCCGAAGTGATGTTTGACACGCTTTCGGCGGTCATGGGGGACTACGCTCCCCGAAAGAGACGCCTGCTGCTGGACTTCAAGGACGACCACGGGCAGGACCGCAACATGGACGCCATTGTATGGCACAATCCGAAAACCACTGATGAAACCGTCGTTAAGGCGCTCCAGAAGCAAATGCGCAGCGAGGGTGGCAGGCTCTCCGCCGTTTCCGAAGTGCTGGAGGATGGTACTGGATACTGCCTCTACTGCGCTCCGGGCTTCCTGGAGGAGTCCATGGTGGAACAGGGATATCCCGTGCCGGCGGACATGAAGGCCGCTATGGAGAAGTCTGGCTTCCATCCTATCAACTGGGAGGAGCTTGTGTATGGAAAATAAAATCTGCCCGCTGCTGTGTGCCTGTCCGGCCGATATTCCGCCGGAGTGCAAGGGCGACCGCTGCGCCTGGTATGTGCCGCCGCGCTATCCTGGCATGGAGGAGGGGCGCTGCGCTGTACAGGCTCTTCCTGATCTCGCGGCGGGGGTGAGGCGGTTATGAATCAGGATATCCGCAAGCAGATCAAAGACCTCGCTGCCCGCTATGCAGACTGCGGAATCAGTGAGGACATCATTCTGAAGATGATGGACGACCACGGAAAGCCGTCCGGGCTTGATGACCGCGCAAAGCTTATCGGTGTGCGGATGTGCCTGGGCATGGAGTTCCACAGACAGGAGCTTTTCAGCCTGGGGGATTTGGCCCACGTCACCGGCGAGACCGAGGAGGGCGTAATGGAGCTGGTAAAGGATGCAGGAATAACGCCCATCACCGTCACGGCGGCTCCGTGGCTGACGGGAGGGGCGCAATGAGCTATTACCGTGTCTGCCCCCTGTGCGGCGCCGCTCTGGACCCCGGAGAGCGGTGTGACTGCCAGGACACCACCGAATGCAAGGAGGATGATACCGATGAGTAAGCGCAAGAAGTTCGGCAAAGTCCATATTTCCAGAATGGGCTACGACCTGTCGAAGTTCTACACAGCTCCTCGCAGGAAGCGAGAGCGAACCGAGAGCGAACCGCGGAAGAACAAAGAAAATGCCGCTCTGGCGTTGGAGCACCAGGGCGGCGGGGTGGAAACGGGATTGACGGCCCACATTTCCACCTCCAGTCTACCGAAGAACGAGGAGGATTGCAAGAGATGAGTGCAAAAAAATGGATGTTAGGCGAGATGGACGATATCTGCTTCCGCCTGTCATGCGGTGTTGGTATGGTTATGGCTGTGCATGAGTGTATTGAGCGTGGCGATTTGAAAAGTGAATCGTATTCTGATGCGCTCTTTGGGGCTTATGACTACCTGTCCAGCCTGGTTAAGGAAATGAGGGTGTCCATTGATTCCTCGCTTGCGGAAGCCAGAGAGGAGGGCGGAAACCATGAGAAATAAGAACCTGCTGAAGGACATTGAGAGCGTCAAGGTGCCCACGAGATTTGATATGACCGTCGGTGAGCTGAACGCCATTTATGAAGCCTATGGCGATATGGCAGAGCGTATGATGGCCGCCTTCAGCTATGGCTTCCTGAAAGGCCAGAGAGCCGCCGCCAGAAAGAACGGCGCCAGGTGATACATCCCCCCGGAGGGGCCAGCCTTCTCCGGGGGACTTCTCTCTACACCCACTGCTCCCCTCCGTACACGATAAATGCCAGAAATGGGAAATTCGCCTTCAGGGCCATTTTTTTCATTTCGGGCATTCAGTGTGTTTTGATGGGAGCAGTAGGGTCTGGAAACGACACAGGTTGAAGGGGCCACGGTGCCGGGGGGGATAGCGAACGTTCGCTTTTTATTCCGAACGTTCGGAAAGCTGGGAGCCGTTGAAAACAAGGGTAATAGGCGAACGCTGTACCTCGGAAATCCTCGGATGGTGCAATGTTTTGCAAGGGTATGCGGCTCAGTATCGATAACGAAAAATAACGGTTCAACCGTGGACGAACAGAGAGCGAACAACGAGCGAAGTCCGGAGAAAGTGAGGTGATTTCCACGGCCAACAATCAGAACCTGCGGCCATTCAATACGCTGCCGCCGGAGGAGCGCCGGGAGCTCGCCAGAAAGGGCGGTATCGCCAGCGGAGAGCGGCGGCGGGAAATCGCCGATATAAAGACAAGCGCAAAAATCCATGCTGCCGCCCTCTATCTGGTTGATGAATCCCGGGCGGAGTACCGCCGGGCTATCAAGCGGTATGTGAAGGACGAACGGAAGAAGGCCGCCAGACGAAAAAAGAGCCGCCCGGAATAGGCGGCCCGACCGTGGGGGATGTGGATTTGTCAGCTATATTCTACCACGAGAGGGGCGGAGAATCAATGACCGTCGAAGAACTGGAAAAGCAGGTTGAGAAGTTGCGCACCGGGCCGCTGCTGCTGGTCTGCCGAACACCGGCCGGGAAGGAGAAGGCCATGAGCATCCGGGAGTGCATGGAGACCGGCAGCCGCTTCCTGCACGTGGCCGCCGATGAGCTGGACAATTTACTGGAGCAGGAGCTGGGAGGAAGCACATGAGCGGTAAGAGCAGCCAGAGGAAGGGGGCAGAGGGTGAGCGGGAGCTTGCGGAGCTGCTGCGTGAGCGTGGCTATGACATCCGCCGCGGCGGGTCTCTGTCCTTCGGGGAGGTTCCTGACCTCATGGGCCTTCCTGGAATACATATCGAGGTCAAGCGGGTGGAGAGGCTGAATGTGGGCGAGGCTATGGCCCAGGCAATCCGGGACGCTGACAGATTCCACGATGGAGCGCCCACACTGTTTCACCGGCGCAACCGGCAGCCGTGGCTTGTGACTATGCGTCTGGAGGACTGGCTGAAGCTATACCCTCCCCCCTACCCAAAAAGTTGAAGGGGGTGCCATGCGTAACCGAGGGCGGCCCTCCCCTTGCACCGCGAGGGGTTTCCCATGCGACCCCTCCCCCATAAAAAGAGAGCCGGGGATGCTGCTCCCCGGCTTTTCAGTGCAAATTGCCCTTTTATCCGCGCTGATCTGCGCCGCATGGCACGCCTTGAACTGTCATTCTGACGGTGTGTTGTCCCGCTCCATGGCCTCCTCGATGGCCCGATTGATGAAAGCATTCACGCTCTCACTGTGGGCCTCTGCATGGGCCTTAATGACATCCCGGCGCCCCTTTGGCATTGTCACGTTGATGCGGTCATAGTTCGATTTTACGTATTTATTCACAGACGCCTGCTGCGCTTTTGAAATCGCCATGTTTACCTCCCTCCGGGGAGGGCCTTTTTTAGATGCTCCCTCCTCCATTGTAGCCTTATTATACCGCAAAAGTATATTGGTGTAAATAGTTATTTTCAACTAATATATTGGTGTAAATATGTGCGGTCTGTCAATAGACTATTGGTGTAAATAGTGGTATATTATAATCACAGCAAGGGAACAAACGAAAACAGTTCAGACACCGGCAATCGTTGAAGCCTAACACCGAGATCGCGGATAAGGGCGGAACGGTATAGGGAATGGGAAGCAGATGAGGCCACAGCCCTAACGACCACCGCCGCCGGCGTTCCTGCTGAATAAACAAGGAGGACCACACAATGAGCATCAACGAAATGGAAGCAAAAGCACGGGAGCTGCGCCAGCTCCAAGCCCTGATCGAGGAGGCCCAGGCGGAAGCCGAGGCCATCAAGGACGCCATCAAGGCCGCTATGGGAGATTCTGAGAGCATCCAGGCCGGGGAGTACAAGATTACCTGGAAGGCCGTCACCTCCTCCAGAATCGACACCACGGCTCTGCGGAAGGCTCTGCCGGACGTGGCCGAGAGATTCACCCGGGAGACCACCACCCGCCGCTTCTGCGTGGCATGAGGGCGGCGCTGGAGAGCACGGCCCTGCTGCTGATCCTGACGCTGTGTCTGCTGGCTGACGGCATCATGGACAGCTTCGGCCCCGGAGCCTTTGCCGCTGTATCCGCCGCGACACTGGCGGCCGCCGAACTGCTACGGATGACCTCCGCCGCGCTGGAGCACCGCCGCAGGGCAAAGAGAAAAGCCCCTTGCACACCAGCCGACCAAAGCGAAGTGCAAGGAGCCTAACCCAGACCACAGCCAGAGGCCCGGCGGGGGTCATGCCCACAGTATACCCCGCCGGGCAGATAAAAGCAAGAGAGCCCACTCCCTGCGAAACACACCGTTTTCCTACAACGGGTTCTTCAGATGGGTGGAGAACTACCATATATTACCAAAAAATGTTTATAAAAAAGCGACATTGACCTACTGTCGCAAAATTATAGACAAAAAAGAAGATTAAGCCCAGTATTTGCAATGGTTTGAGGGCATTTCCAGAGGCCGCCATGTTACGCACCACGGTGTAGTGTCACACGGAGGCGTATTTTTCACCCGACTGCAATGCCCAAAATATAGGAGAAAATGAGCGTGAAAAAAGGGATGAGGTCAAGCCGCCTCACCGCCAGCAGAAACCGACACAAAACCGACACGGGCATCAAAAAACAACCTTTTTTAGTTGCCGACAAGAAACGATAAGGAACAACAAGAAAACGGCTGTACCAACTGCGCCGCAGTGTGTCTATGTCAACAAGGCACAATAACCAACAACAAGCAACAACAACTATTTTTGAGTTGGTAAGGATGAGGTCGGCGGTTCGAATCCGCCCAGCAGCTCCAGAAAACTCCCGAAATCGTATGATTTCGGGAGTTTTTCTTACTTTTTTGGTCAAAACGGTGTGGGTCAAAATGTGGGTCAACCGCCTGACCCACACCGTGACCCACACGTAGAAATGTGTGGAAAGGTTTAGAAAGCACAGGGCAGGAAGTTCCGCCTTCCTGCCCTGTATTTTTTGCTCTTTTGTGCTCACATGACCTGCTCCATGAAGTTCCCCATG